GTATTTTAGATTGATTTGCACCACCCTCTTCATCTTTTTCGTAACGAGAAGGTAAATACTTTTCAAATGAATTAATAATTTGTGATGGTATACCTGCCGATAATGGATGTTTTTCAACCAAATCTGCTAATTCATTTGTTTGTACTACAGATTGAATGGTAGAGGAAACTTTTGGAATCTCTTTACCAGATAACCTTTTAATCCTATCGTCTGGTAAGAATGCTCTTAAACCCTCAACCTGACCTTTGACGTCTGCGTATTCTTTTCCAGTAATAGCTCCCAAAATATCTGTTAACTCTTTATCACGAGCAGCTTCTCTATTACGTTGGAATCTTTGGTCTTCATCAGCACGTTTTTCACGATTTCTAGCGTATTCTTCTTTTTCAACTTTAGAACGTGCTTCTGGAGACATCTTTCCAAGAAGAGTTGCTTTAACTTCAGGAGTCCATTTTTCAGGAAGTCCTTTTGGCATTGGAATGCCAGTACGTTCTAAAGCATCTTTCATTCTTTGGTCATAATCTGTTTGACTATTTGCCAAGTATGCAGATTCAAGACCATCATCAATAGACTTCTGGTACTCTTTCTTAGCATTAGCCATGTTTTGAGTTGCAGTCGTTTGAAGAAGTTTTGCTTTATTTGCTAAATCACCATAAGTCTTGTCATCTCCCATTGCACGAGCAATAGTTGCCTGTTTCATCATCTTTTGAGATTCAGAAAAGTCTTGCTGAGAATTCATTAATTGTTGATTTAACAATCCAGAAGAAGTTGGAACTCCATCTGGTGTTTGTAATGAAATTCCTGGAGGCATCATACTCTTAGCCATTCCAGCTAAAGGTTGTGCTCCAGCTTGCATTCCTGCAGTTTTAGCTCCACCCAACTCTTGTTGAGCTTCTTTCATGGCTTGTTGTTGTACGTCTAGCTTTTGTTGCTCAATATCATACTTCTGAGGAGCCATACCACCTTCACGATACGCACCGTAGGGGTCAAAGCTAGAAGCTAAATTAAATAATTCGGTTCCAATTCCTGCTGCCATAATAGTTCCTTAACTTACAGAAGGGGATGATTGATTATACTGAGAGTACAAAGTCTGTAGTGGGTTTAATACGTTTCCAGCACCACCAGCAATACCTTGCCAACCACCTAATTGACCGCCTAGTTGTCCAGCAATTAAACCAGCCTGTGAAGTAGCACCAGTAGCAGGAGATTGACTAGCACCTGACAATGTAGATAGGTTCTGTAGTTGTTGTTGGTATGTTTGAGAAGCTAAATTCTGTCCATATTGTTGACCTTGTAACAAAGCACCACCTGAGACTAATCGTCCTTGTGCTGCTTGTTGAGCCTGTAAACCTTGCATACCTTGTGACAAGTTAAATTGGTATCCAGGAGTCTGAGTAACAGACTGTGGGTTCATTAATAGGTTCTGTAATTGTGAAGCAGCTTGTCCACGATACTGAGCATAAGGGTCAGCTTGTAAATTTCCAATTTTATTACCAGCACCTAATGCGTTAATACCACCAGCAATCTTTCCTACGCCACCAACGATGTCAGCACCAGTTTTAGCATATCCAAGCATCTGTGATAATGTGCTTGCTTGTGCTCCTGAACCAGTAGCTGCAGCAATCTCTTGTGGAGTAGCACCTGACAAATAAGACAACATTCCAACTGGGTCAGAAGAGGCTTGAGCAGCCGCTAACATTTCAGGTGTGAAAGATGAGGCTGCACCTGCTCCAGAAGTAGCACTACCCAATCCAGAAAAACCTGCAGAAGCAGAACCTGATACACCAGCTAAATCAGCAGCAGTCGTAGCAGCGGGAAGTCCTAATCCTTCAGCAGTAATGGCACCAGCTTGAATAGCCTCGGCAGCAGAAGAATATCCCAATCCTGCGGCAGTAGCATCAGCAGAAGCAACTAATCCAGCATCTAGTCCAAGAGAAGCACCACCAGTAAACGCAGCAGCACCTAAAGCACCTAATCCTGCCCATCCACCTGGGATTGAAGACCCAACAAATTGGTCAAAACCTGCTCCCAAATTACCAATGTCTTGAGCAACGCCTCCAACGGCATTACCAACACTGGAAGCTACATCTCCAACGCCACTAAAAAAACTGCTGACTGAATCACTCATGTTTCATCCTAGAGTAGTTTGGTATATAATTTCTCATAGAATCTATACCCTAAATATTCGAACAATTTAGAATTATCTAGATACACCTTAGTACCAAAGATAATCCTGTCTATTTTTTTCTCTCTCATTGCTTGTTCAGCGTATTGGAACAATTTTATCCCAATTCTACCTTGTCTATAAGGCTTCATTAGATAATAAATGTCTTCATGTGCTACTTTACAAGACTTATAGTGCATATGGGTATTAATGAAGAACATTATGTACCCAATTAATTCATTGTCTTTACGACAGGTTATTAAGCTGATTTTACCAAGTTTTTCAAGAAGAAGGTATGTTTCATAGTCTGGTTCAAGTGGTACAGACTTCTCTACTGCCAATTCTTCATAATGCTCTGGATAAATGGCTTTAAGCTCATCTATACACTTAGAATAGGCTTCTTCTTGGTAAGTTATCACGTATCCCCCGATTCCACGTCTACTTCGAAATATTCGAGTCTCAATGGTACGTTATCTTGGTGAAGTAAGTCAAATGACCTTCTACGCCCTTGTCCTAGTCTATGGACTTCGGATTTAGAGGTATTTAGGTTAACGTTCTGCCACGCAGAATATGTTTGATAATCATCTGAGGTATATCGTAATAGGGCATAAGAATCAATTTTATCTCCTACTACTTGGACACTTCTCCAGAACTTACGTAGGTTAGTACCGCCATCTATTAATGGGGTACGAGCTAATACGGTAATAGGATTGCCATCATCTTGATATGTATTGGGGTCAAACTCATAGACCTTACCATTGGTTTCATGTTGGATTAAGTCCATGTTCTGAAACTTGGTATAGAACTGACCCTTAAAATAACCTTCTACGTTATTTTCAGTGGAAGTCCAGTATGTCCAGCCGTTTTGAGCAAAATCATATACTAGGGTATACCCTAAGTCTCTAAGGGTTAATACGTATAATGAATGCCCTGATGTCTTAATACTAAAGGCATAAGCAGAGTCAGGATTACAGTTATTGATAATCCTCTCAATATACTGATTAGAGATAATTTGAGGAGTCTGGCCTGACATAGCCATCATTTGAAAGCCCTTTTGGTGGCTTGTACCCATCCAAACAAGGGTATTGTCCATTTGTACTAAAGAATCTTCTGCTGCTACACCAAACTGAATTACAGAGTTCTGGTAAGGAAGGAATGGACTGCCTGGGCTTACACCTGCATCGTAGAAGAACTCAATATGATGAGACCCCATCGTAACGATGTAATTAATAGTTCTACCAATACACAATAATGGGTCGGCATCAGACACCACGCCAAGATAGTTAATGGCTTGCCAAGTCGTAGGGTCTTCCACGTTGCTGTTATACAACAGTCCTTCGGGAGTTCCAACAACATAGTAACCGTCTACGAAAACAGCACCTGATACAGTAGTACCAGGATAAGAGGTAGTAAAGGTAAGAGTAGAGGTAGCAGAAGAGGCAGCATTTTGTGATAACGTCAGAGACGCTCCAAATACGGTTAGAACATAAGTACCAGCAGGGATTCCCGTGCCAGTAACCACTTGACCAACCTGAATTGCAGGGTTAGCTGCAAACAATGTTACCGTAGGACTACCACTAACAGTCGTACCACTTTCGGTCGTTATGGTGCCAGATAAATCCAAAATGGTGCTTGTTGCAATGGTATAGACATATCCGTGGTTCTCATTCTTAAAAAATACCTGAGATTGGTCTACTGAGAAGATGAAATCGTATTCATCCTCACCATCGACAGGGGTAGCATTAAGTACGCCATTGTCATAGAACTTAGTTCCAATAATAGTAAGTAGGTGGCTACCAGCGGCAAAGATACCAAGTCCTTCTCCTGCAGTTAGGGTTTGATAAGACTTAAGTCCTGGGCGTTTAACGGCTGCAATAGACTCTTTCTTCTCTACTTCAATAATGGCATTACCTAGCTTTGAATCCTTATTTAAGGTTCCATCACGGGAGCCAATGTTGTGGGCAAGAGGGATTCTAGAGGTTGCCATTAATTTTTGAACCTNNAATCNGGCGAAAAGGAAGTAGAAGCCTCTTCTTGGCTCCAATCAGTCATTACTTCTTCATACTTAGCGGCACGTTGAGCTAGTTCAGCACGGACTTGTGCAGGAACACCATACTCAAGGGCTAACTGGTCAGCTAGTCCAAACTTTAATGTGTTAAACCATTCAGACGGAAACTGAGGAATTGCATTAGGAGTGAGGATGTCTGAAATAGGTTGTTGTACCTGTAGGTGGATAGTCCATCCTGCGGCATTTGGGTTGTTAAATACATACAGTACACCATTACCCAACTGTGGGTCGTAATAGACCTGATTAGGAGTACCAGAAGAGGGTTTATAGCCCTGTTGCATATACTCTTGACGTGAGATGACTTGTAGTGTTGTATCGTTCCCCTGAGGGCTTCTAATGAACGCCATAACGACTCTTAATGGGCGGTCACAGANNACNTCTCCTGTTGGGCCTAATGTGTAGGTATATTGACCTGCTACCATAGGTACTGGGAGGTCTTCTACTAACCATAAGGGCATACCCTTAGTCTGTAGTTGTTTAATGTACAGGTTAAGGGCTTCTGAGCAGTTCTGATAGTCCTGTGGGGTTGGGCTATCACCAGCACCAATTACTCCCAATACACGGAGTGCCCCATTGATTACGGAATCCCTAGATTGTGAGTAAGTGGTAGTCATTATTCTGCCTTTGGTTCTTCTTCAATTAAAGCATATTGTTGTTGGAGCTTTTGTAACAATGGGAATGCTCCAGACTCAGTAGGTAGTTGCCCTACTACACGAACAATAAATGC